TTTACACAAAAGTTAGATTATCGTTTACGAGGTAGGTCTTTTGCTTTAAGAATAGATTCTACATCACTGGGGACAAAATATAAATTAGGTACACCAAGAGTGGATGTTAGAGTGGATGGTAGACGCTAATGTTAATAACTAGTATTCCACAGTATATTCAAGGTATTACAAATGCAAAAGTAGATTTAACGACAACAAATCTTACAACTTTGTTTACAGTTCCTAGTGATGCCGATTTCAATGCAGCCATTGTAAACTCTATATTAGTATCAGAAGATAGTGGCAATGCAGATACAATAACAGTTACACTTGTAAATGGCAGCGATACGTTTAGTTTATTTAAAGTCAAAGCCGTGGGAGCGAATACAACTGTAGAATTACTTACAAAAGATTTAATATTGCAAAGTGGAGAAATATTAAAAGTACAAGCCGCAACAGCTAATAGATTACATGTTGTGGCTAGTATTCAAGAATTGTCCAAAACAAGGGTAACAACAAGTGCATTGTCAAGAATTTAAAAGGCGTATAGACGAATTTGTTAAAATAAGATAAGGTAACAATATGAGTTTAGGTAAGTTATTAAAAAATCTAGCACCAATTGCCATAAGTGCTTTTGCTGGGCCAGCTATAGGACAAGGCATAGGACAATTATTTGGAGCACAATCTGGATTTAGTCCTTTTTTAAGTAGAGCTTTAACAGGTGCAGCAACATCAAAGTTAATGGGTGGTAGAAGTAAAGATGCTGTTAGAAACGCCCTTTTAGCAGGTGTTGGTGGTATGGCTTTAGATAGTCTTAGAGGGCCTGAAAGTGTTGCAACTGATATTACTCAAAAAGTAGATCAAGCAACAAGAAATAGACTTACTGATCCTATTGCACAAAGACAAGGCACAGGTGCTTTTTCAGGTGCTTCACCGAATGTATCTAAACCACCAATTGAACAAGCAAAAGACGCTGTAAAAGGTATAGAAAATAGAACATTTGCTGGTGAACTATTGAAAGAGGCTGGTGTAAGCGATCAAAACTTATTAGCCAGATTGTTAAATACTAGAGTAGGTGAGGGTTTGACTGCTGGTTTAATAGCACAATTACTGGCTGGTAATGATGACGAAGAACGACCTCGTGAGTTTGAGCAAAGACCTTTTGGATTTGGTGGGCCTGGTGGTCAACTTGGAGGTATAAGATTTGCAGCAGATGGCGGACCTATGAGTTTTCCAAGACGTAATGGTGGCATAGACCCATCTGAGGGATCTGGTACGAAAGATGATGTGCCTGCTATGTTAATGGCTGGTGAGTTTGTTTTAACTAAAGATGCAGTAAAGGGTCTAGGTGATGGCAACCAAAGAAAAGGCATACAAAGAGCCTATGAAATGATGGATAAACTAGAGGCGAGGGCGTAATGGCAAACGGCACAGTTACATATGAAAATATACAAAGATTACCACCTTTTCTTGAGGGTTTGCAAAAAAGACTTTTGCAGACTGGATTTGGAACATTTGATGGCGAAGATCAAACTACGCCAGGTTTGTTAGATAGACCTTTAGGTTTGCCAGGTTTTCAAATAGCGGGTGCAGATCCACTAACAACTAGAGCTGCAGAACTTGGCGAACAAATGGTTGGCACTGCAAGACCTTTTCTTGAGGGTGCTAGAGATCAGGCTTTAGCTGGACAGCAAGCCATAACTAGTGGCCTTGGATTTTTGCAACCTGAAAGTATAAGTAGATTTCAAAATCCATTTCAACAGCAAGTAATAGACGTAGCACTTAATGAGCTTGACAGACAGGCAGCACAACAAAGATCACGAGCAGATGCCGCAGCCGTTGGTGCTGGTGCGTTTGGTGGCTCAAGACAAGGCGTGCAAAGAGCTGAGTCTGATAGAGCTCTACAACAAGTAAAGGCTGATACTTTATCCAAGTTGTTATCTAGTGGTTTTGGTCAAGCCTTAAAAGCATCACAAGAGGCTGGAAGATTATCTGGTGGCCTTGGACAAGCTTTTGGTACTTTAGCAGGCACTACAAGTGACGTTGGGCGTTTACAACAAGCATTAGGTCAAGCAGACATATCTCAACTAACACAATTAGGTGCTTTAAGACAAAGACAACAACAAGCAGAATTAGATGCACAAAGAGCTAATTTAATGCAACAAGCACAAGAGCCATTTACAAGATTACAAATTGGTCAAAATTTATTACAAGGTATGCCAAGTGCAAGTATTCCATCAACATTTACACAAGCCACACAACCAGCAGCTAATCCGTTTCTACAAGGAATAGGTGCTTATACCACGCTATCACAAATACAACCATTTAGGAACAGAGGTACAACAGGTAATTAAAAATGGCACCTAAGAATCAAGGAATTATGGAAATAAGTCCTATTTTACAAGAAAGACTTATTGGTAAAGACACAAGAAAAGGATTAATTGGAAACATTGCAGACGCAGCAAATTTTTTGTCTATGGATCAACTTAATAAACTAATGGGAAGTCCTCAAACAGGCACAACAAGACAGGCAATTAGAGATACTTTAAAAGAACCTTTAAGATTTGGAATTAATGTAGCAAAAAGTATTCCATCTGTTTTTCAAGGTGTATCAAGAACTTTAGATGAACAAACAGATGAGGGGAGAGCAAAGAGAGCTTCAGATGTTGCACAAGCCATGTCTGGTGTTGAATTTGGATTACCACAAGATTTAGATGCTAGAGACAAAGGCACAATTTTTACACCTGAAGGTCAATCAGCATTAGGTGCAGAAATATCAAAACAATTACAACCTATATTTACAAAAGAAACTGACGGCGATATTGCAGAGGAAGAAAATTTAATCGCAGGAGATGTAGCATCAGAGGAAAGTGATGAAAATTTATCTAACGCACAAAAAGCAACAAAAGGTGCCCTTGATGAGTTTCTTAAACAAGCAAGGCCTGGTGTAAGTCCTAAAGAATATAAAGACTATATCGAAGAATTTGGTAAAGCCACTGGCTTAGACATATCTGGCGATCCTGATACTAAACAAGCACTCATGTCATTTGGTTTGGCTCTAATGCAAAATAGAGCTGGTAAGGGATTCAATTTGAGTAATATTCTTGGTGCCGTTGGTGAAGCTGGAGAGTCAGCACTACCAGAGTTTAGTAAAGCAGTAAGTGAGGCAAAAGCCATAAGAGCAAAAGCTGGTGCATTTGCTATTAGCAGAAAGAAAGAAGATGAGGCCGAAGCAAGGAATAGAAAAAATTATGTTATAGTTCCAAAAGGCACTGGTGGAATAAAAGGACTTGCAGCTAATATGGATAAAGCAAGAAACATTCCTTTAAACTCTTTTGAACTTAACGCATTATTAGAAAATGAAAATTTTAGCAATCAGTTTGAAATTGTGCCTGATAGTCAATACGACAAAGTATTAGAAGCTGCACTCGAAACACCAGAACTTGGAAAAAAATACATGGCTACAAAAGGAACTCTGCCTTTATTTGAAGGTGCAGAGGGTCTATTTGATGTTCCAGTGCAATATCCAGACAGAAATTATCAAGGAACAGATGCAGCCACAAAGCCTGCGTTTTTGGGAGATACAAAGGCAGTAGAAGAAGCTTTTAGATCAATGCGTAAAGATATTGATAGGGGAAAAGCACAATTTAAAGAATTAGTAGATACAATAAATAAAGAAGGTGTTACAGTTTTTGATCAAAGTGCTGATGCCATAACTAATCTAGGTGCTGCTTTTGGTATTAAATTTAGAGATGATCAAACTCCGACAAAAAAGATAGAACTAATCTTAAACAGAATACAATCCAAATATGCACCTGAAATACTAGGTGAAACTGGTAAAACTATATCTGACGCTGATAGACAAAGAGTTGCAAAAATTGTTGGTGAATTAAGATTTTTTCAAAATCCAGAAGATTTAAAAGCTGCCGTTGAAAGAATTTTTGGCGACATTATAGGGACTCAAGAAAGAAAATTAAAACAAGGTTTAACAACTTTTAACAGACTTACTAATAGACAAGTTTCATTAAATTTTGGCGGTGGATTGACCGAAAAACAACAAGAAGAACTTGCTGCATATGAAGCAAAATTCAACCCTAAAGGCACATAGACATTTAAAATGAAGCCAGAAGAAAGATTAACATTATTTAATGCTCTAAAAACTAATGTGTTTAGCAAACCAGAGGAAAGATTAGCAGCCTTTAAGGCTTTAGAACGTAATGATGAAGATGTTGATAATTTACTAAGAGCAGTTCAATTTAACACATTAACAAAACAAACGTCATTTGAAGAGTTATCTGCAGATTCTAAAAAAGATGAAAATTTTGACTATCAAACTGGTGCAGATTCTGGACTTAGAGCACTTTTATCTTTTGGTGAATCCGCC